ATGAATAATACTGATGCAATTAATGCTATGCGTGCTGCTAATAACACAGGAGGTGCAGTTGGTAATGTATCTGATAATGAAATGTCTATGTTTAATATGATGGCTGGCAACGCAATGACAGGTGCAAATATAGGTGGTAATGTAGGTAATGTTAGTGACAATGAAGCAGCAGTGATGGCTCAAGCAGTAAATGAAATGAAAACATTGCAAGCAAAAGGGGCAGCAGGTAATGGGGCATTAACAACTGATGAAATTAATAGATTTGTCTATTTACGAAATATGCTAAACCCCAACCTACCACAAGAAGAACCAGTAAATTACAACACTATGCCTGTAGACATAGATGGAGCTTCTGCTGGTAGTCCAATGAGTCAAAAAGAATTAAATTTTATATTAAATAGGATAAGATAAATATGTGGTCATGGCACTGGTTCTGTGGTTGTCACTTTGGTTTTGAATGGTATCAAGACAGAAAAGTAGATGATTCTAAAAACAAAACTTATTTTGATTTTTTTATTATTGATGTAGGATGTTTACGCATACAGAAATGTGAACAAGTGGAAAATGTGTAATGAAGCCAATGAAAAGACCAATGAGAAAAAGTCCAATGAAGAAAGGCAAGAAGAATTACGCAGATGGTTTGAGTCTGTAGGAGACTGTGTATGAGTTTATATAGAAATATAAACAAAAGAAAGAAAGCAGGCACTAGCAGACCTAAAAGCAAATCTACTATATCTAAATCAGCGTATGCAAATATGAAAGCTGGCTTCCCTAAAAAGAAAAAGAAAGCTAAAAAGAAATAGTGGTAGCAAAGAAGAAAGTAAATCTATCTGTTGGTAGAGGTGAAAAACGCTCTGTTAAACAGGGTGCAGGACTAACAGCAAAAGGTAGAGCAAAATATAATCGTGCAACTGGCAGCAAGTTAAAAGCCCCAGTCACAGGTAAAGTTAAAGCAGGTAGTAAGGCAGCAAAAAGAAGAAAGTCTTTCTGTGCCAGAAGCAAGAGCTGGACAGGTGAACGCGGCAAGGCAGCACGAGCCAGATGGAAGTGTTAGACAAAGCAGCAAGAAATAAGATAGCCAGTAAAATCTGGAGGGCTAATAACCCCGACAAGATACGCAGCAAGAATTACAAAGATAGATACGGCATTACATTAGATGATTACAATGCCATGCTAAAAAAACAAAAACATAGATGTTATTTATGTGGCAGCCACAATGATGACACCAAGTTATATGTAGACCACTGCCATACAAAAAAGACAGTAAGAAAGTTATTATGTCAATACTGTAATACTGGATTAGGTCAGTTTAGAGACAATATAAAAGTAATGAAGAAAGCAGTGGAGTATTTAAAACAATTTAAATAGGGTAACGACCTCGTAAGAGAGTTACAATAAGATGGCAAAACAAATAACAACAGGCTATAAGCCAAGAGCCCCACAAAAAGAAATACATGAAATGGTTAAAGGTAATCGTTTTAGTGTTGTGGTTGCTCATAGACGAATGGGTAAAACAGTTTGTGCTATTAACCAACTGATACATAGTGCACTCAACTGTGATAAACCTAATCCTAGATTTGCTTATGTAGCACCGACCTACAATCAAGCTAAAAGAATTGCATGGGACTACCTGCTAGAATATACAAGACCATTAGAAGCTAAAGCCAACATTGCTGAACTGCGTGTAGACTTTATGGGCAGAAGGATAAACTTGTATGGGGCAGATAACCCTGACAGTCTGCGTGGAATCTACCTAGATGGGTGCGTTCTTGATGAAATTGGGAACATTAATCCTACACTATTCACAGAGATTGTCAGACCTGCACTAGCAGACCGACTCGGCTACTGCGTAGCAATGGGTACACCGAAAGGACAGAATCACTTTAAAGACTTGAGAGATAGAGGGTCAAGAAGTGAGGGTTGGGAATTATTAGAATTTAAATCTTCTGAAACAGGTATTGTTGATAAGAATGAGTTACTCGCTGCTAAAGCAGAAATGGGTGACGATAAGTATGCTCAAGAATTTGAGTGTAGTTTTAACGCTCCAGTAGAAGGTGCTTACTATTCCTCTATCATTAATGATATAGAAGAACAAAATCATATTATAGATATTCCTAAAGACGAACTAGCAAGGACATATACTGGCTGGGATTTAGGTATGTCAGACTCTACTAGCATTTGGGTAGCACAGGTAGTTAATAAAGAAATAAGACTCATAGATTTTGTAGAAAATCATGGTGTAGGTCTTGATTACTATGTAAATTGGCTGCGAGAACATGACTATATGTACGCAACACACATACTACCTCATGATGTCGCTGTAAGAGAATTAGGCACAGGCAAATCAAGAAAAGAGATGTTAGAAGAAGCAGGTTTAAACATTACAGTTGCAACCAAGCTATCAGTAATGGATGGCATTGCCGCAGCAAGAAAAATATTACCACGCTGCTGGTTTGATAAAGATAAAACAAAACAAGGATTAGATGCAATACGGAACTATCGTAGAGTATTTGATGAAAAAAGAAATGTATTTCATGACAGACCTTTCCATGATTGGGCATCACACGCATCTGATGCGTTTAGATACCTAGCAGTTGGTATGGATGAGTCCCCTATGGAAGCATGGACAAAACCACTAGAGATAAACACTTCATGGATAGTATAAATGGCATACGATAAAGAAAATATGAATAGCAAGGAAGATAATGTAGAACTTGCTAACCTAATAGATTCGCATATTAACGACTCATTAGGTTTTATAGAGACTGAAACATCTCAAGACAGACAGACAGCACTAGAGTATTATTTGCGTGAACCTTATGGTAACGAAGTAGAAGGTCGCTCACAAATAGTAACAGGTGAAGTGGCTGAAGTAGTAGATGGTGCACTGCCACAAATTATGAAAGTCTTTACTAGCAGTAATAAAGCTGTAGAGTTTGAGCCAGTTAATGAAGGTGATGGTGCTCTAGCAGAACAAATGACTGCCTATGCTAATCACATATTCTATAAAGACAACAATGGCTTTGAAATCATGCACGACTGGTTTAAAGATGCACTGTTGCAAAAAGTAGGTGTTGTAAAAGCCTATTGGAATGATAAGAAGAATACCACAACAGAAAAGTATCAGAATCTGACAGAAGATGAATTAACAATGATTATGCAAGACGAGGAAGTAGAAATCGTTGAGCAAGAAGAAGTAGAAGAAGTTATAGAACAAGACCCACAACCAGCAGTAGACCAAATGGGTCAGCCTATAATGGATTCAATGGGTATGCCAATGATGATGGAGACACCTCCAATCATTAATATTTACTACAATGTAAAATGCAAACGCACAAAAGATTACTCTAAAATTAAGATAGAGAATGTAGCTCCAGAAGAATTTTTAATTGATAAAAGAGCAACAACAATAGAAGATTCTGACTTTGTTGCACAAAGAAGTTTAGTAACTCGTTCAGATTTAGTAGCAATGGGGTATGACCCAAAAGTTGTTGAAACATTACCTATGGGTGATACATTAGATTTCACACCAGAGAGGGTAGCAAGATATGGTGCAGGTGAGCAACCTTTTAATACTAATGACTCTAATGATGAATCAATGGAATTGGTTGAGTATTACGAGTGTTATGTAAAAACAGATTTAGATAAAGATGGTATAGCAGAGCTTCACAGAGTTTGCTACGCAGGCAATGAAGTGTTGATGAGTGAGGAATGTGATTATGTTCCTTTTCATAGTATCTGCCCTATTCCAATTCCACACAAATTCTTTGGACAATCTTTAGCAGACAGAGCAATAGACCTACAGTTAATTAAGTCTACAGTTACCCGACAAATGCTAGACAACTTATACTTAACTAACAACTATCGTGTAGGTGCAGTAGAAGGACAGGTTAATCTTGATGACTTACTAACATCTACCGCAGGTGGAGTTATTCGTATTAAGAATCCTAATGCGTTAGTGCCAATGACAGTGCAATCTAGTGCAGCACAATCATTTCCAATGTTGGAATACCTAGATGGTATTCAAGCAAAACGAAGTGGTGTGTCAGATGCACAACAAGGTCTTGACCCTAACCTTCTACAAAATGTAACAGCTACAGCAGTCAGTGCTATGACATCTGCATCACAAGGTAAGCTAGAACTTATAGCTCGTGTATTTGCAGACACAGGTGTAAGTACATTATTCAAAGGTATTATGGCATTGGTATGTAAATATCAAGACAAAGAAAGAATTATTAAAATTAACAACTCTTTTGTTCCTATGAATCCTAGAGAATGGGACACAGAATATAACATTACTGTTAATGTTGGATTAGGTACAGGCGGTAAACAAGAACAACTAGCAACTATGCAAATGATTCTTGCTAAACAAGAAGAAGTTATTAAAGGATATGGTTTAAACAACCCGTTAGTTAATATTAAGCAATACAGAGATACGCTTGCAAGATTTGTAAATATGGCAGGGTTTAAAGACGACAGTCAGTTCTTGATGGAGATATCAGAAGAACAAGCTATGCAAATGGCTCAAGCTGCTGCCGAAGCTCCTAAAGAAGAAGATAGCAATACTAAAGCAGCAATGATTCTTGCAGAAGTAGAAAGAGAAAAAGCACAGATGAAGATGCAAGAGCAAATGGCTAAACTAGAATTAGAGAAGCAGCAAACAGAACTTAAAATGCAAAAAGAAATGCTAGAACTTCAACAAGAAAAAATGGAGTTTGAAAAAGAAATGGCATTGCGTGAGTTAGAGCTTGCACAAAAGACAGCTAACGACAAACAAAAAACAGATATAAATAAAACTACAGAAATTATAAACTCTTTAGAAAAAATACAAAATATAACAACACCTAAACTATGACCAAATCAGAAGCATTTAGAAATCTTCTACAAAGTCAAGAACTACATGACGAAGTAGAAATGATGAAAAAAGAATTAATGGATTTAATTGTTAATTCTGATGATGATGAACCAAGCGTAAGAGAAGCAGCATATATCAGGATTAAAGTTATTAACGAACTCATGGCTCGTTTTGAATCTATATCAAAAGATGATGAGATTAAAGACAAGGCATGGAAAATAATATAGGCATTTAGCCTGTATGGGAAAGCCACACCGAGATGGCACAAGGAAAGAAAAATGAGTGATGACACCATGACTTCCGATACAACGGAAAGTGGAAATCTAACAGTAACAGATGCAGCTTCAGCTATTGAAGGTATGTTATCTGCACCAGAGGACTCCACAGAGGAACAACCAGAAGTTGTAGAAGAACAAACCGAAGAAGTAGTAGAAGTAGAGGAAACAGAAGTAGAAGCTGAACCAGAGGTGGAAGAAGAAGTAGAAGCCGAAGAAGAAGTAGAAGCTGAAGAAGAATCCGAAGTTGAAGAACCTGAAGAAGTTGAGGAAGAACAAACTTTCACCATTAAAGCTAGTGGAGAAGAAAAAGAAGTTACCCTTGATGAGCTAAAGAAATCTTATCAACTTGGCACTGATTATACTAAAAAGACTCAAGAAGTAGCTGAACAGCGTAAAGTCATAGAGCAAGAAGCTAAAGCTATTATTGAAGCTAGACAAGTTAGAGATAACTATTCACAAAAATTGCAAGCAATAGAACAATTCTTAACTGGAACTAATGACAATCCAGAAGAATTAGCTGCAATGAAAGAGAACGACCCAGTAGGATATGCAGTTAAGGTCGCAGAAATGACCGAAAAAAAAGAACAATTACAAACAGTGCAGGCTGAAAGGATGCGAATTGCTCAAGAGCAAAAAACGCAAAATGATGCTCAAATGCAAAAGTTTGTAGAACAAGAACAAATAAAACTAGCAGAATCCTTACCAGAGTTTTCAGACAAAACGAAAGGCGAACAAGTCAGAAACGACATTCGTAGCTACGGCAAAAAGGTTGGTTTCACAGACGAGGAATTATCTCAAGTCTATGACTCTCGCCATGTATTGGTATTACATAAAGCAGCACAATACGACAAATTAATGGCAGGTAAAGCTGGTGTTAAGAAAAAAGTCGCTAAAGCACCAAAGACTGTAAAGTCTGGAGCTAAAGTGAAGCAGAATGTAACCGACATACAAAAGAAACAACTTAAAAAGCTACAGCAAACTGGTTCAGCCAGAGATGCCGCAGCTATATTTGAAAACTTTATTTAAGGAAAAACAATGGCAGAATTTAGAACTTATACAGCGATTGGTCAAAGAGAAGATTTAAGCAATACTATCTTCAACATTGCACCAACCGAAACACCAGTAGTTTCATCTATTGGTAAAACAAAGGCAACAGCAACATATCATGAATGGCAAACTGATGACCTAGCAGCAGCTAGTGCAGGAGGCTTAATTGAAGGTGCTGATGCTTCAGGTGCTTCTGATACTCCTACAACTCGTGTAGGTAACAGAACACAAATTCAAGGTAAAACAGTACATATCTCTGGAACTCTTGATGCAGTTGATAAAGCTGGTCGTAAAACAGAAACAGCTTACCAACTAGCTAAAGCAGGACAAGAACTAAAACGAGACATGGAAAAAACTATTCTTGGTAATGTAGCTGCAAGTAATGGTACTGCTGGTTCAGCAGCTAGACTACTTGGCTCTATTCAATCATGGCTTGGTACTAACTTTGTAACAATGACAGATGGTGTTGCTCCTGTTAATGCTAACGGCACAGCCGCTAGAACAGAAGGTGCTACTGCTTCTGCATTTACAGAAGATAAACTAAAAGATGTTGTTAAATCATGTTTTGAAAATGGTGGTAACCCAACTCTATTAGTTGTACCGCCAACACAAAAGCAAGTAGTATCTACTTTTGCAGGTATTGCAGCACAGCGTTATGAAGCTCCTGCTGCTAAAGCAACTACTATTATTGGTGCTGCTGATGTTTACTTATCAGACTTCGGTACTTTATCTGTTGTACCTGACAGATTTATGACTGCTGATACAACTCCAGATGCAGAGCAAGCATTAGTGCTTGACCCAACAATGGCATCTGTTGCTACACTACGACCATTTGAGTCAAATCTATTGGCTAAAACTGGTGACAGTGAGAAGCATCAAATGCTTGTTGAGTACACTCTACAAGTATCTAACGAGAAAGCACATGGTATCGTTGCTGACTTGGCAGTTTAATTTAGGTTAAACATTATATTGCCCCTTCGGGGGCAGTATTATTATTGAGAATAAAATGAGAAAATTCAAAGAACATAATACAGATGATGGCAAGATTGTAGAGACCAATCAAGATGTAACTGACATCATTGAAAAGAATAAACAAGAATACAATAACAGCTCAACAAAATGGGGTGAGGATGTCTTTGATAACAAGATAGCTTCTATACCTTTAACTGTTATTGATAAGTTAAACCAACAAGGAATAATGAGAGGGTTTCATGTATTAGACCAAAAGAAATTCTTTGCATGGTTAAACGACCCAGACAATAGATTTTTTAGAACAAAACAGGGCAGAATCTAAATGGCATTTTTTACAGATTACACAACGCTACAAGCGACTATAGCTGATTATTTAGCTCGTTCTGATTTAACAACCCAGATACCAGAGTTCATAAGATTAGCAGAAGATAGACTTGTCAGAGACTTACGCATTAGACAAATGCTTAAAGTTGCTACGGCAAATACAACAGCAGGTGATGCAACAGTATCTTTACCTTCTGATTTTATTGCTATGAAAGATTTGCATTTACAAGGCAACCCACCACAAACAATTAAATTTTTATCTACAAGTAATTTCTTTAGAAATGCACATACCGCAGAATCTGGATTACCTAGTAGATATACACTGCTCGGTGCAGAGTTTCAATTTGCTCCTATCCCTGATAGTGTTTACACGCTACAAATGGTTTACTTTTATAAACCAGAATATTTAAGCGGCACTAATTCATCTAACCTTTGGTTGGCAGATACACCTGATTTATTACTTTACGCTGCATTAGGTGAAGCAGAACCCTATTTGATGAATGACGAAAGACTTAACACATGGGCAAGTATGTATGATAGAGGAATAATGGCTCTACGCAAAAGTGATGACGAATCTGAATACCCTGCTCAACCACTTACTATTACTAACTCAACGAGGTAAATTATTATGGCTGAAATGTCGGATTATTTAGAAGTAGCACTTCTAAACGCAACACTTAACGGAACTGCATTTACAGCAGTAAACAACCCTTATGTATCATTACACACAGCAGACCCAACAGATGCAGGAACTGGTACAGAAGTTTCTGGCGGTGCTTATGCTAGAACTACTGCTTCTTTTGCTACAGCTTCAGGAACATCAGGTTTAGTTGCTACAGATTCAGATGTTACTTTTCCAACTTGCACAGCATCATGGGGAACTGTAGGATGGATTGGTTTATGGGATTCTGCTAGTGGTGGTAATATGTTATATCACACAGCATTAGATACTTCTAAAACTATTGATACAGGTGATATATTTAAAATCACTACTGGTAACCTAACTGTAGAATTAGCGTAAGGATAAAATATGGCTCTTATCGTAAAAGATAGAGTAAAAGAAACCACAACGACAACAGGTACAGGCACAGTCACATTAGCTGGAGCAAGTGCAGGTTTTCAATCTTTTGCTGCTATAGGTGATTACAATACAACTTACTATGCTATTACAAGTGATGGTAACAGCTACGAAGTAGGTTTAGGTACTTATACAGCTTCAGGTACAACTTTGTCTAGGGACACTGTATTAGAATCTAGCAATAGTGGTAGCAAAATTACTTTAGCTGGTACAAGTGAAGTATTCTGTACTTACCCTGCTGAAAAGGCTGTAGTTCAAGATAGCAATAACACAGGTATAGCACCACAGCTAGGTGCAACTAATGGTGTGTTTATAAATAATTCAATTATAGGAACTAACTACACAGTCCCTACAGGTTACAATGCAATGTCAGTATCTCCTGTAACTTTATCTAGTGGAGTATCAGTCACAGTTCCTGCTTCTAGCAGATGGGTGGTTATATAATGTCAAGTACAATAAATGCAGATACAACTAATGGTGTTGTAGTTACATCAGATACAAGTGGTGAGATAAAGCTACAATCAGCAGGGGCAGATATTGCTACAGTTAATTCTACTGGTTTAGCAATGGCTAGTGGTAAGACTTTAACAGGTGATGCCATTTTTAAAGGTAAAATACTGCAAGTTATTTCTGGAGAAAAAGGTTCATCTTTTACTGGTACTTCTGTAGTTGACAATGGTGGATATTTTTTAGATGTAACTGGTTATTCTGCTACGATTACACCTTCGTCAACTAGTAGTAGAATATTGGTTATGGTACACGCTTATATCGGTCAAACTATGGTGGCAAGTGGGTATCAATCAAGTTTAAGAATAAAACAAGGGACTCGTTATCCATTTTTAGGAACTTCTGAAGGAAGTAGACCTGTAACTTCAGCAAGAGTAAATAATTATGTTGGTAATACACACGCAATGATGAATATTTCAGGGTCATGGATAGACAGTCCTTCCTCAACATCAGCACTAACTTACCAAGTACAATTAGGTGGTTATAGTGGTGCTCCTATAGTTTATCTAAATAGGTCAGAAGCCTTTCAAGCGGCTGCTAATAATTACGATACGATACCACTTTCTACTATTACTTTAATGGAGATAGCAGGATGATTGATTTAACAAAAGCTATTATTTCGTTATATCCAGAAGCTAAATGGAGTTTAGATGGAAATGATTATGCTGGATTACAGTGGTTATCTGAAAATATAACAAAACCAACAGAAGAAGAACTTACTCAAGAGCATGAAAGATTAGAAACAGAAGTAACGGCTAACGCTTACAAACAACAAAGAGCTGAAGAATATCCGCCTTATGCAGATTACCTAGATGGTATTGTAAAAGGCGATAATGTACAAGTACAAAAATATATAGATGATTGTTTAGCAGTTAAAGTTAAATATCCAAAAACATTAGAGGAAACAGAATGAGCATAACTCTTAACGGCATAGGTTTTGTAGAAAACAGCACAACGCTAGATACAAACTACACACTAGCAGATAATCGTAATGCTATGACAGCAGGTGCTATTACTGTAGCTGATGGTGTTACAATAACAGTAGGTGATGGTTCTACATGGACAGTAGTGTAATATGAGTACAGTAAAAAGCAAAAAACTACAGCTAGGCACAGATGCTAGAGCAACTAATAACTTTACTATCTATCAACCAGCAACACCAGATGGCACATTAAGAGTTGGTCAAGGTAATGCAGATAATCCTACAGAAGTAGCAAAAATTACATCAGCAGGAATTTTTAGTTCTGGACATATTTTGCAAGTAGTGAATAAAGTAATATCAACACAAGGTTCACAAACAATAGGGACAACAGATACACAAATTGGTACTGGTACAGACTTTGACATATCTATTACTCCTAAAGGTAATGGAAGTAAATTTATTGTTACTGCTAGATGGTTTGGAGAGACGGAAGTTGCTTGGGATGTAGTTTTTAATATACACAAAGATGGGGTTAGAATAAATACTGGTGGGTCAACTAGTAATAGACTTGGATTATCAATGGCAACACAGACATATGTGGTGGATAATAATTCTACAACACCTGAAATTATGCACATACAAACTGTAGACAGTACAGCAAGTACAGTTGATACACCTATCACTTATACTCTAGTTGCTGCTGCTAGTGGCAGTAGAACCATGTGGACTAATAGAACTTTTGTTGGTGTAGAATACGGAATATCAGAGCTCATAGTTATGGAGATAGCAGCATAATGTATAAAAAAATAATGGATATGAATGGCAATGATTATGCGTATGGTGTTGTTAGAACATCTGATAATGAGTTTGTACCATTTGACCCTTCCCTTCCTGATTATCAAGTATATTTACAATGGGTAGCTGAAGGCAATACAACTGGTGAAGCAGACTTGCCACCAATATATGTGGAGACTGACTAATGACTATTAGTATAAAGCCTACCTCAACAGAAACAATTATCCAACAAAATGGCACTGATTCTTTAGTATTTGATAATAATGGAAATGTTGAAGGCAGACAAAATTTATACCCTACTGTTCCAGCGTTTTCTGCAACATTAGCAACAACTCAAACAATATCAAATGCAACATGGACTAAAGTTCAGTTAGATACAGAAGAATTTGATACAACATCTGCTTTTGATTTGAGCAATGCTCGCTTTACCCCTCAAGTAGCAGGGTATTATGATGTACAAACTCATATTAGATTTGCATATAGCACAATGACACAACATAATGTTTCTGTGTATAAAAATGGTGTTGCCAGTAAACAAACTGCGTTAGTTAGAGGGCAGACATCTCCATCTGAAGCTGGAGGTTCATCTTTAATATATATGAATGGCACAACAGATTACATAGAACTATATGGATATGTTAGTGGAACTGGAACTGTTCAATTTCAAGCAGCATCAACAGATGCAAGACCATACTTTTCAGCAAATTTAGTAAGTTACAAATATATAGCTCCTCCATCAACACAGACACCTAATGAAAGTGATAATCTACAAGCATTTACTGGTACTGGTTCAGATGCTACATGGACTGTTCCTAATGGAGTTACTAGGGTACTTGTTAAAATATGGGGAGCTGGTGGTGGACATCCAACTTTTGGTGGTGCAGGTGGATTTACAAAAGGTTTATTGTCAGTTACAGCAGGTGAAACATTAACATTCCGAGTAGGTAAAACCCATACGGCAGAAGATAGTGGCACAGACTGTTCAGGTCAATGTTCAGGAAAAGACTTTATTGGTGGCTTTGGCGGTGGTGGTCGTGGTAGAGAAGGTAATGGTGGGGGCGGTGGTTCTTACATATTTAGAGGTGGCACTAATTTTGGTGATGTTTTAGCTGCCGCAGGTGGTGGCGGTGGAGCAGGTGCTCAAGGTAGTATGGTTGGTGCTCCATATTATGGTGGTGCAGGTGGTGGAGATTCTGGTTTAGCAGGTAAAGGTTATGGTACATACCCTACTGGCGGTGGCGGAGGAGGTACTCAATCATCTGGTGGTTTAGGTTCTCCTGCTGGTGCTAGTGGATATTCAACAACAGGCTCAACTTATAATGGTGGTACATTACAAGGCGGTAGTATTGCAGGAGGTGGCGGCTATGGTGGTGGTGGTGGTGGCGGTTACTATGGTGGCGGCTCTGGTGCTAAATCATATCCTACAGGGGTAAGTAATGGTTGGGTTCATGTAGGTGCAGGTGGTGGTTCTGGATATTCAGGTGGATTAACAGATGTAACTACCGAAGCAGGTTCTAACTACAATGGTTCAGCAGGTTACGCAGGTGGAGATAATGAAGTTGATTGGGTAAATTATGGCATACCACAGTCTGATGGCAGAATTAATGTTTACTACATATAAAGATAAGGAAATAAAATAATGCCAACAAATATTAACGGCAATTCAGGAATAGACAGAATACAGGATGGCAGTGTCCATGATGTAGATATTGCTCCAGATTCATCAATAGGATTTATTAAGCAGTGGAAAATGACTTCTTCACCCACTCAAAATATAGTCATTACAGCAGCAGCTGGAACAACAGGAGCTACATCTGGAACATATACTGGTGTAGAAATTGCTATGACTCCAAAAGACATCAACAGTTGGTTTAGAGTACATTGGGACACTTGTTGTGATGACACTGGTGGTGGAGGTGCAGCTACTGGAGCTGGTGGTGTAGGTATTATTCTATCAATGCACACACCAACCACAGGTTGGGTAAGGGTGCGAGATACAGGCTCTCATGCTTTTTATTATAATACAATGTCGGATGAGTATTTTCGCCCTGCTCTAGATACTGTAGTAAAGGCAGTTAATACTGAAGAACATACATTTAGAATATATATGAAAATACACACTACTGTAAGGTATAGAATAAATATCAATATTGCTAATTCACTTTATTCCAACGGCTGGAATAATAACCATTTTGAAGTTCAAGAATTAAATGGAGCTACATTCAATAACGGAAACTACACTTGATGATTATAAGAACTATAACTAGACAAGATGCTTTAGAAAGTTTATCTAAAGAATTATTCCCTTCATATAAATTTATGGGGACTGATGATGATATGATAATAATTGACACATCTATTGATGATGGTATTGTTGATGGAAAATATAAATCAAATACCACTTGCCCTTTTACAGAAGAAGAAATTGAAGCAGAATTAAATAGACTTCAAACAGAATATGATAACAAAGAATATCAAAGAAAAAGAGCATCTGAATATGCACCATTAGCTGAACAACTAGATATGCAATACCATGATGTACAAGATGGTACTGAAACATGGCTTAACCATATAAGAGAAGTAAAAGCTAAATACCCAAAGGATTCTGAATAATGGCTAGTATAAAATTAAAGGGAGACACATCTGGTGAAGTTATCATATCAGCTCCTTCAGTTGCAGGAGCAAGTACATTAGAACTACAAGCTACTAACGGCACTATAGCTACCACAGCAGATATAAACACTTTTTATAATTCTCTTGGTAATCGTAACCTTATCATTAATGGTAAGATGCAAGTTGCACAGAGGGGGACGAGTGTTAGTGGGATTACTTCTGAAAATTTTTATACTGTTGATAGATGGAGAGCTCTTGTAAGTGGCGGAACATGGACACAAAGTCAAGACACAGATGTACCACCAGCACAAGGATTTGGCAACAGTGTAAAAATGCTATGCACTACTGCTAACCCATCTCTAGCGGCTGGTAATGTATTACAAATTAGAACAAGACTTGAAGGTCAAAATGTACAACAACTTAAATATGGCACTACATTTGCTGAAAGTTTAACATATTGTTTTTGGATAAAATCTAACAAAACTGGAACTTATATATCTGAATTATACAATATTGATGCAACAAAACAGGTATCTAAAACTTTTACAATAAATGATGCTGACACTTGGGAAAAGAAAACTATCACTTTTGATGGAGATACTCTTTCTGGTTTTGACAATGATAACGATAATTCATTTCAAATAGGCATTTTTCTTTCTGCTGGAACTAACTATACTTCTGGAACACTACAAACAACATGGACAGCGGCTAATAATACAAACAGAGCAGTAGGTCAGGTCAACCTAGCAGATGCAGTAAATAACTATGTTAATATTACAGGTGTACAACTAGAAGCTGGTACAACTGCAACCCCATTTGAACACATACCATATGGTAGAGAGTTAGAAAGATGCAATAGGTATTTTTTTAATTTTTCAGGGACTTTACATGGTGGCAATTATAGTACCAGTGGATTTGTAACTGGAATATTTCCTACAGAAATGAGAATAGCACCTACCATAACTTATAGTGCTGCTAGGACTCCATTAGTAGGTATAGGTTTTGGCTATACTAAACCTGAATTTTTTAGTGGTTATATGGGAGCTAATCCTTATGTAGCAAATTTAGCAGCAGATGCGGAGCTATAATTATGTATAGAATACTAACAGACAGCACTAGAGAAATTATACCAGACGAAGATGTGCAATGTATTTTGCGAATAGAGGACAATGCTTTTATTCCAATGGACGAAAAAAACAGAGACTACCAAGAATACCTAGCTTGGTTAGCAGAAGGTAACACACCAGAAGAAGTAGAGTAAATGTACGGCATTACTGCATTTTCACAGAGTCCATACTCTACATTAGGAGGTAAGTCAGCAATATTTGGTTCTGCACAGATACAAGGTGCAAGTACCCTTACAGCTAATGCGTTAAGAGAAAGAACTGCGGCTGCATCTATCAGTGCAACTGCAACACTAACATCAAATGGAATATTAGTTAGACTTGCTAATGCAAGTATTAATGGTCAAGCGACTGTTACTGCATTAGGTGGTCTGATTAATAATGCAACAGGTTCTATTACTGGCACTGCAACTGTTACTTCTAATGCTGTTTATGTGGCATTTGGTGAAGGTGATATAAGTGGTCGTGCAACACTGACTGTTGCTTTATCTGGTTCTATTATCTATGCTGATGCAAGCATTAGTGGTACAGCTACACTAACTGCTGATGGGTTAAGAATACAATTTGGTGATGCAAGTATTACAGGTACATCTACGCTTACAGCATTAGGTGGACTAGTAATAGATGGTCATGCAGGTGTAGAAGGATTAGCAACATTAGAATTACCATCAACCACTGTAATAAGACAAGCAGATGCTTCTGTAAATGGTGTAAGTACAGTAGTATCATTAGGAACTTTACTTGGTGAAGAATGGAGTGATGTCCCAGTAGAAGGAAACACATGGTTAGAAGTATCAGCAAGTAGTGATTTATGGACTGATGTTCCTGTAGAAAATAATACATGGGATGAAGTATCAGTAGGTAGTAATGTATGGACAGATTCAACAACAGGAACTAATAAATGGAAACGACAAGGATAAAACATGGCAAAAACTAAAATATCAGAATGGGACAGTGTTGCAGCTAACAATACTGACATAAACAATATTAACATAAATGAAGGATGTCCTCCCAGTACCATTAACAATGCTATTCGTGAAACAATGGCACAAGTTAAAGATTACATAGATGGCTCTAGTGGTGATTATCTTATTAATAGTGGTGGAATTACATCTAATGGGCAGGCTAGTTTTAATGGAGACACGCGTATTAATGGGCAGTTTCGTTTAAACGGAAGCTCTGGAGTTTCTGGACAGGTATTTACATCTAGTGGGGGTACAAATGTTCCTAGTTGGACAACTTTAGGCACTATTTCTACACAAAACGCTAATAGTGTAAATATTTCAGGGACAGTGCAAACTAATAATTTTAATTCAACTGGTGCATTTAAAATAGACGGCTCAACAGGAGCGGCTGGTCAAGTATTAGTTTCTACTGGTTCAAATGCACATCCTAATTGGACAACATTACAAATTTTTGTTTCAGGTATGATAATGCTATGGTCAGGTTCTACAAGCTCTATTCCTAGTGGTTGGGTATTATGTAATGGCTCTAATGGCACTCCTAATTTAAGAGATAAGTTTGTGGTAGGTGCAGGTTCTAGTTATGCAGTAAATGCTCAAGGTGGTTCAAATACAATAGCAACTAGTGATACTGCGGTTGGAATAACAAACGCAACTCTTTCTGTTCCAAGAGATGGATGGGGAACTACAGGCGGACCTTTGGGAACAGCAACAGCTGGAAGATTACTTGTTGGCTCTGGGCAAGCCGAATATTCTGAAGGGTTAGAGTCTATTCGTGCCGCAGGTAGTAATAGGTCACTTGGTGCTCATAGCCACACATCTGGTAATCACGGACATATTGTAGACACAAGAAGCCCATACTACGCATTAGCGTACATAATGAAAGTATAATATGACAACAAAAAGATTACAATTTACAGATTGGCTACCAGACCAACCAGCAAACGCAGGTAGTTTAAATGATGCTAAAAATGTATTTCCTGTTGGTATTGGTTATGGTGCTTTCCCTAGCTCGGTAGATTTTTCTAATTCTGCTAGTGAAAATATTAACAATATATTTGTAGCCAAGTTTGGTGCTAATGTAGAAGTATTTGCAGGTGGTGCTACAAAGCTGTTTAAACTAGATATTGCAACACAAAACTTAAATGATGTGTCTAAAGCAGGTGGTTATGGTGGTAATGGCACATGGAAGTTTGAACAATTTGGTCAGGTAGTATTAGCTTGTAACGACAACAATAAAATTCAAGCATGGACTATTGGTGTATCTACTGCATTTGCAGATGTAGCAGCATCAGCTCCTATAGCTAAAGATATTGCTGTAGTTCGTGACTTTGTTTTTGCAGGAAATATTAGTATAGGCTCACAGCCAGACAAAGTTCAATGGTCAGATATTAATGATGAAACTGACTGGGTATCTGGTGCTACAAGTCAAAGTGATTTTCAAATAATTGCTGATGGCGGTAATGTTCAAGCAATAACAGGTGGTGAGTTTGGTGTTGTGTTGTTAGAAAAATCTATAGTTAGATGTTCATATGTAGGTAGCCCTCTCTTTTGGCAATTTGATGCTATTTCTAATGGACTAGGTTGTTTGGAAGGTAATTCTGTTGCTAGGTATGGAAACATTACTTTCTTTTTAGCAGATGATGGATTTTACTCTACAGATGGACAAACAGTAACAAATATAGGATTAGAAAAATTAGATAGATGGTTTTTTGGTAGGGCTGATTTAACAAAACTTAATACTATGAGTGTTGCTATAGACCCTGTTAAAAATCTTGTCGTATGGAACTATGCTGATGTAGATGGTAACAGAAGAATACTTATTTATAATTGGCAGCTACAAAAATGGTCAAGAGCTGAAACAACATCAAATATTGTAGGTACTATTGCTACATTGGGAGAAACATTAGAAACTTTAGAATCTATTTTAGGTTATACAGACATAGATACTATGCCAGTAATATCACTAGATTCCAGATTGTTTATTGGAGGTAAGTTTCTATTTGCAGGTGCAAGGGCAGATAAAATTGTAGTATTTACAGGTCAGTCTACAACACCACAACTAATCACTACAGACATAGAAGTTGGTTACAATTCTGTAGCTACACTAGCAAGACCACAAATAGACAATGGCACAGCACAAGTTGCAGTAGCTAGTCGTAGAGAATTAGATGACAACATTATTTTTGGTACATTTGTTCCTGCTACAACAGAAGGCAGATGTAGTTTAAGAAGTGCAGGTAGGTATCATAGATTTAATGTACAACCTACAGGTAACTGGACAACAGCTATGGCAGTAGATGTAGATGTAAAACCACAAGGTAATAGATAATGCCTAGAATGTATCGTACACTTCCCTATCAAGGGGGAGATGCTAGATTAGTGTCCGAAGTAGTTAATAACGCTATGAATGGTAAAACCAATAATAGTGGCACTTTTACTTTAGCAACATCAGTGACAGAAACTACTGTTGCTAATGAAAGGGCAGGTTTTGATTCAGTAATTTTATTATCACCAAGAACTGTAAATGCAGCAGCAGAATCAGACTATACATATATTAAAACAAAAGCTAAAGGTAGCTTTGTTGTAGGGCATAGAAATACATCTAATACTGATGTAACATATGATTATATTATTGTTGGATAAATTTTATGAAACTCTATGTAGTGCCTACGAATCAAGTGCAAAGATTTTGGTATCTTGCAGAACCTTTATTACAAAAAGCATTAGACAAAGGTAACAACGAATTTACTAGCGGTCAGTTAAAACTGTTAGTTACACAAGGTCAGCAACAATTACTATTAGTAATGAAAGACGAGATTTGTTATGTAGCACTCACTGTACAATGGATTAACTATCCTAACGACAGGGTGGCTTATATAACTTATATAGGCGGTAAAAATACAAAAGCAGGAATGGAACAGTTTAAACAGTGGGTTAAAGAAAATGGTGGAACTTCAATACAGGGTTCTACTAAATTTGAAAGCATTACTAAACTGTGGAATAGGCTTTACGGATTCAATAAAAAATATCAATTAATGGAGTTGAAAATAGAATGATTAAGTTAAAAATATGGTTATATAACTGGCTTGCTAAAGATTTAGGCAAATTAGGTAGAGAGGGAGATACTGAACTTGCTCATGTTAATACATGGGAAGCTAATCTTCTAAAAGCACATGGAGGTTCAGGAACAATTAATCCTGTTACTGGATTGCGTGAATACAAAGGTGGTGGTGGTGGTAGTAGTCAATCACAAACAACCACACAAAATATTGACCCTGCTATCTTGCCATACATAACCTATGGTTTAGGACAAGCAAAAAATTTGTACCAAAAACAATCTCCAAGCTATTATCCAAGAGCAACTTATGTTCCAGCATCCGCAACTACAAAAACAGCATTAAGTTTAGCAAGTGATAGAGCAAGAACTGGTAGTCCATTAGTACCAGAAGCTCAATCAACAATTAGTGATTTGCAATCATCAGTAAATCCTGCATTATCAAACTTTAGCTCATTAAGGGGAGGAATACCTAGTGGAGCTTTAGCAGGGACAGAAGCTACAGCAAGAGGAGATTACCTATCAGCAGGTAATCCATATTTTTCTAGTATGATGGCAAGTGCAGCAAAACCAGCAGTAGACCAATTTAATTCAGCTATTAGAAACATTGGTAGTAGAACAGCAGCATCAGGTAGATATGGTTCAGGTGCTATGGGTGAAATGGAATCACAAGCATCAGAAAATCTAGCTAACGCTTTAACTGACAAAGCAGCTCAACTAGCTTACAGTAACTATGGCAATGAAAGAGGTATGCAAGAACAAGCAGTAGCTAGATTAGGTGATATTACTAATCAAACATTTAACCAAAGATTAGCAGCAGCTCAAGGTCTTGGTAGCTTATCAGAGCAACAAGCAGCAAGACAAATGAACGCAGCTCAATTAGCTCCAGAAATGGCTATGGCAGATTATTCAGACATAAATCAATTAGCTAGAATAGGTCAGACACAAGAGCAGTATGCTAAAGACAAACTAAATGCAGATATAGCTAGATTTGAGTTTAACCAAAATAAACCATACAGTAAATTAACAAGTTATCTATCAGCGGCTTATGGTGCTCCAGCTCCAATTAATCAAACTACAGTAGGTTCTTCTAG